AGGTCAGCATGTCTATGGTGGCGAACGCACCCTCGCCTGTTGGGACTCTGCAATGACCGCCCCATATGAAACCATCCTGACCATTGACTTTGAGACGCGCTGGTCGAGTAAGGACTACACGCTCTCGAAGATGACCACCGAGGAGTACATCCGTGACGAGAGGTTTAAAGCATTTGGGGCGTGTGTCCATGAGCTTGGAAGCGATTCAGACATTAGATGGGTTGGAGGAGCAGACCTATCTGAGTTCTTTTTTGGAATCGACTGGAGACGAACCGCCGTCCTTGCGCATAACGCGCAATTCGATGTTTCCATACTCTCTTGGCGGTACAACGCCCGACCCGCTTTTATCTTCGACACGCTATCAATGGCGCGAGCTTTACGAGGCGTGGAGGTTGGCAACAGTCTCGCCAGACTTGCGAACGATTTTGGTCTTCCCGAAAAGGGGAGAGCCGTACACAGTACCGACGGTGTGGCCGAACTGGGCGCGGAGTTAGAGCTTGAGCTTGCGGACTACTGCAAGCATGACGTGTATCTGTGTGAGGCCATCTTCAAGCGACTCGTCAAGGGTTACCCAGCATCTGAACTTAGACTGATTGACATGACGCTCAAGATGTATACGCAACCCACGTTGCAGCTTGACCAACTCATGCTACTTAACGCTATCGCAGAGGAGAAAGAAAAACGTGAATCACTCTTACAAAAGCTTGACGTGGATGAAGCTGCGCTTGCGTCGAATCCAAAGTTTGCGGCACTCCTCGAGTCCTTGGGAGCTATACCGCCCTACAAAACCAGCAAGACAACGGGCAAGCAAACGCTGGCTCTCGCTAAAAACGATGCACACTTCCAAGCGCTACTCAACGGGGAGCACGAAGAGGTTGCCCTTCTTTGTGAAGCTCGCTTGGCGGTTAAGTCTACGACCGAAAGAACGCGTGCACAACGGTTTTTGGAAATCGCTAAGAGAGGCCGCTTACCAGTACCACTCTCATATTACGGCGCATTGTCGGGCCGTTGGACGGCAAGCAAGGGCAGTGCCATTAATATGCAGAACCTCAAGCGAGGTTCGTTCTTACGCAAAGCGATTATGGCTCCCGAAGGTTATCAACTCGTCGTGGGGGATCTCTCACAGATTGAACCGCGAGTACTCGCGTGGCTTTCGGATTACGAAGAAATGCTCGACATCTTCCGGGGAGGCGGTGACCCTTATGCCGCGTTCGGTGCGCAGATGTTTAACATACCCGGACTTAGTAAGGAATCGCATCCAGACCTACGGCAGTCTGCGAAAAGTGCGCTCTTGGGTTGCGGTTATGGACTCGGTTGGTCGTCGTTTGCGGCGCAATTACTTGTCGGCTTTCTTGGTGCACCGCCCCAAAGGTACACGAAAGACTTTGCGAAAAAGCTAGGCGTAGACACAGACTACATCGACAGCTTCCTAGACTGGGAGGACAACTTCACCAAGATGATGGAGATACCGCACACCTGCTCGGACAAGGATTTGCTCATCCACTGCGTTGCAGCCAAGAAGATCATCGACATCTACCGCTCAACCGCGCATCCGGTTAAGTCGTTCTGGGAGATGTGCAGCGGGCTTATCGTCACGGCGCTGGCTGGTGGAAAAGAATACACGCACAAGTGTTTGACTTTTCGCAAAGGTGAAATAGAATTGCCCAACGGAATGAAGTTGTTGTATCCTGACTTGCGACAGGAGAAGGACGACAAAGGTAGGAGCCAGTGGGTATACGGGCCAGACGCTACCAAGTTGTACGCAGGTAAGGTAACCAACAACGTGACGCAAGCGGTTGCCCGCATTGTGATGACGGATGGGATGCTGCGCGTGGCTAAGAGATACCACATCGCAGGGACGGTACACGACGAGTTGATCGCTGTTGTGCCGGACGCAGAGATTGATGAGGCTAAGACTTGGGTCTTGGCCCAGATGACTATGGAGCCACGGTACATGCCGGGGATTCCTCTAGACGCTGACGGTGGCGCGCACCGTAGATATGGGTTAGCTAAAAACTAAGGAGAAGCATGAAACTAATGACGCCACTGCCCAAGCTCATCCGCATAGGACAGCGCAGGTATTCGGTCGAGGTCGTAGAAGCGATGCTCGAGAAGTGTTGGCAAGGCTGTGTTGACTACACGGCTGGCCGCATCAAGGTTGCTCGGCGTAGCAACGTCTCAGGGCGCAGCTTCAAAGACCACGAGATTCAGGATACCTTCTGGCATGAGACCACTCACGCCATACTGCACGACATGGGTAGCCCCCTGTACAAGAACGAGAAGTTCGTGTCTGCATTTTCATCACGACTAGCGAAAGCTATTAAAACAGCGAGGTTCTAATGAAGCCAGTATCGTGGAGCCACTCGGCTCTTAAGGACTACGAAGGTTGTCCCAAACGCTATCAAGAGGTCAGGGTCTTAAAGAACTACCCGTTCCAAGAGACCGAGGCTACGCGATACGGAACCCAGCTACACAAAGCCGCCGAGGACTACGTGCGAGACGGAACAGAACTTCCCGGGCAGTTCGAGTTCATCAAAGACACACTCGATGCGCTACTAGCCAAGCCCGGACGCAAGCTGTGCGAGTACAAGATGGCGCTGACCCAGCGGTTGGAGCCTGTGGACTGGATGGACTCTCGCGTATGGGTGCGCGGCATAGCCGACTTAATCATCGTAGATGACGAGAACCTGACAGCGTGGATCATTGACTACAAGACCGGCAACAACAAGTACCCAGACCGTGAGCAACTTAAACTCATGGCAATGATGGTGTTCAAGCACATGCCCCACATCCGCAAGGTGAAAGCTGCGCTGCTCTTTGTTGTCAAGAACGACATGGTTAAGTACAGTATGTCTGTGGACGAGGCCGAACCTGCATGGTGGGAATACCGTGAGCGTGTCGGTCGTATCGACCAAGCGCTGAGCGCAAACGTGTGGAACCCCAAGCCCTCGCCCCTATGTCCGTGGTGTCCCGTCACCACTTGTTCGAGCCACCCCAAACACTAGGAAACATCATGGCAACCAAACGCGACTACAAGAAAGAGTATCAACAGGATTTAAAGACCGGCAAGTCTGGCCCTGACTCAGATCAGCACGAGCGCCAACGCGCTCGGCGTATGTACGACAAGAAGGGTATTGATCGAAGCGGTAAAGACATCGACCACATCAAACCCCTGCGCAAAGGTGGCAAGTCCACGCCGAGTAACCTGCGACTGAGAACGAAGAGCGCCAACCAAGGCGACAATAAATAAGAGAAGCAAATGCAAATCGTTGAAAACAAAGCACTACTGTTTCGCACACGCAACCCACACAAGTACAACATCATCCCCAAGCACAAGGTCTTCGAAGTCGATGGTGGCTACGAAGTCGCCGTGTACTGGGGTCTGGATGAGTGCCGTGTGTTACGCAACCTCGGCGTCAAGGATGTGCCTTCGCCCATCACCAAGCGCTACAACTGGCCGGGCAAGTACAAGCCTATGGCTCACCAAGAGGAGACGGCATCGTTCCTGACGATGCACCGCAAAGCCTTCGTGTTCTCCGAACCCGGAACAGGCAAGACGCTATCCGCTCTGTGGGCAGCAGACTACCTCATGTCGATCGGCGAAGTGCGGCGCTGTCTCATCCTGTGCCCGCTGTCCATCATGCAGTCAGCATGGCTCGGTGACTTGAACAACAGCATCATCCACCGCTCTGCCGTGGTCGCGCACCACTCTCAGGCTACTCGGCGCATCGAGATGGTGCAAGAGGACTACGAGTTTGTGATCGCCAACTACGATGGGTTGAACCTCATCGCTCAGGAAGTGATCGCTGACGGGCGGTTTGATCTCATCATCGTGGACGAGGCCAATGCCTACAAGAACATCACGACACGGCGGTGGAAAGCACTCAAGTCAATCCTGCGCCCTGAGACGCACCTGTGGATGATGACCGGCACACCTGCTTCGCAGTCGCCTGTGGATGCCTACGGCCTTGCCAAGCTGGTCAACCCTGACGGTGTGCCGCACTTCTTCACAGGCTGGCGCGACAAAGTGATGAACAAGCTCACCATGTACAAGTGGTCGGCAAAGCCAGAGGCACAGCAGTTAGTGCACGAGGCGCTTCAACCTGCGATACGGTTCACCAAAGCCCAGTGCTTGGACTTACCCCCTGTGCTGACAATGACTCGGGACGTGCCGCTGACCCCACAGCAAGCCAAGTATTACAACCTGCTCAAAGAGCGCTTGTTGGTGCAAGCTGGTGGCGAGACAATCACCGCAGTCAACGCGGCGGCAGCGGTCAGCAAGCTGCTTCAGATCAGTTGTGGTGCAGCCTACACCGAGGACAAGGAGATTGTGGAGTTCGACTCTGCACCAAGACTGAGCGTGCTTGAAGAAATCTTGGAAGAGACCAGCCGCAAGGTCATTATCTTTGCACTGTTTCGATCCATCATTGATACCGTCATCACGCACCTCACCAAAAAGGGGTACGCAACCGAGTGCATCCACGGCGACATCACCCCGCCCAAACGCGCTGACATCATCCGCAGGTTCCAGAACGAACCCACCCCCCGCGTACTCGTCATGCAACCGCAAGCTACCGCGCATGGGATTACCTTAACTGCTGCCGACACGGTGGTGTTCTACGGCCCGCTCATGAGCGTTGAGCAGTACGTTCAGTGTATTGCCCGCGCCGATCGTAAGGGGCAGGACTCCGACAAGGTGACGGTGGTGCACATCGAGGGTTCGCCCATCGAGAAGAAAATGTTCAAAGCCTTGGTCAACAAGGTGGACGACCACGCCCTGCTAACGCAGATGTTCGACACTGAAATTAAATCGTAAAAGGAGTTGTCAAAGATGGAAAACTAGTGTTAAACTGTCAAACGCTTTACAAAATTAACCCACAAAGGAGAAGCAAAACATGGATGAAGAAGCAATCCCGCTCGACAAACTCGCGCAGATCTACCGCAAGATTCGCGAGAAGATCGACACGCTGACCAAGGAGTACGACACGCAAGTGGAAGCGCTCAAGGCCCAGCAAGACGAAATCAAGTTTGCACTAAAAGATCAGATGAAGGCGATGGGCGTCAAGTCTATGCAAACTACGTACGGTACAGTCTCTTTGGTGACAAAGACTCGGTACTCCACCCAAGACTGGGATTCCTTTAAGCGGTTCATCATTGAACACGAAGTAGTTGACCTGTTGGAAAAGCGCATCGCGCAGACTAACATGGCGAACTTTCTTGAAGAAAACCCAACCCTTGTTCCCCCCGGTTTGAACTCAAACACTGAGTTTGACATCACTGTAAGAAAGCCAAGCAAATGAGTAACATCGCAATTTTCAACGGCGCAGCCGTCCCCGCATTCGCTCGTAACAACGAGTTGTCCGACACAGCCAAAGCCCTGATGGGTGGTGGCGCAGTCAATACGACCAAGCGCATCAGCATCAAGGGCGGCGTGTTCCGTCTGATGGCTGGCGGTAAGGAAGTGGCTAGCATCGAAGAGCGCCACCTCGACGTGGTTGTGGTCAAGGCTGCACCCAAAGTCAGCCGTATCTTCTACGCTGGCTCCTACGACAAGGACGCTGCTGCCGCACCTCCTGACTGCTGGAGCAATGACGGTGAGCGCCCAGACGCTAAAGCCGCCAACAAGCAAGCCGCGACCTGCATGAGCTGCCCTCAGAACGTAGCCGGTTCGGGTCAAGGTAACAGCCGTGCTTGCCGCTATCAACAGCGCTTGGCTGTGGTGCTGGCTAACGACCCAGAAGGTTCTGTGTTGCAACTGACCCTGCCCGCCACCTCGGTGTTCGGTAAGGAAGAAGGCGACAAGCGCCCACTGCAAGCGTTCGTTCGTTACTTGGCTGTGCAAAACCCCCCGATCAACCCCGAGCAGATCGTGACCCGCATGAAGTTCGACACCAAGGCTGAGTCGCCCAAGCTGCACTTCGCCCCTGTGCGTTGGCTGACTGAGGACGAGTACGCCGTGGTCAAGTCGCAAGCTGACTCCGAGGAAGCTGCCCAAGCGATCAACATGACTGCGGCTCAGGCTGACGGTGTGAAGCCCTTGGCACTCACTGGCACACGTCCTATGGGCGAGTTGATGAAAGAGGAAGAAGAGCGTGCGCCAGCGCCAGCACCCAAGGCTAAGAAAGCGCCAAAGGAGTATCCTGTGGCCGAGCCTGTGGAAGCTGAGGAAGCGGCTGAGCCGGAAGTGCGTAAGCCTGCGGCCAAGACCACCGCAGTTCCTGCGGCTAAAAGCAAGCTAGCCGACATTGTGTCGGACTGGGACGACGAGTAAAGTTTAAGGGCGGCGCAAGCCGCCCTATTCCACTATGGCCTACTCAGACAAACTAAAGAAACTGGTACGAGATGCACCGCGCACCCCGGGCAGTACGCTCGGGCGATGGGCCGTGCACTTGGAATTTCCTGTGACGAAACTTGCCTACGCCTTGGGCGTAACTCGCCAGACCATCTACAACTGGTTTGCCGGAGGCGAGGTCTTCGTCGCTTATCAACAACGCGTTGACCTGATGACTTCCATCATGGCAACATCCTCAACTGCAAAAGAAGCATGGATCAGAATATGCAAAGTCTACAACCTCAATTCCTCACCAACCAAGAACTCAAAAACTACGCCCACCTGATTGGTGCTGACAAGTTGCCCGCCAACTGGGTTACTGAAATT